ACCCTATATACTATATATTACTTTTTATTTCTTTAGAAAAAAGGGTTTTGCTATGACCGCCCTGACCACGTCCAGATATCAACGGTTCGCAAGAATTTTGCTTGGACATTTGCTTAGACCTGCACTGGACATGCTATGACCTTAAGCGTTTTATTTTGACTATATTTGTAAAACAGTTTTTTTATCATTTTGCTATGACCACTTGGACACTATAATAATATTAGATAGTTATAAATGTATTTGCTATGACCTGTTGCTATGTCATGCTATGGTTGCCATGACCACTAAATTTTGTCAATTTCGTCTTTTAATTTCTTAATTTTTGACTGATTCCAGTTAATTTTCATCCCAATTTGGGCAGAAAATTGTTTTTTGCATTCTGCCTTGACCGGAAAAATATAAAAACGAGCTCTCGTTTGGTCGATATTTCGCTTTCTTTCAATATCAACTTCACAGTATTTTGATAGATTTTTTCCGAAAACAGCAGGCGTCATAATATATTTTGTGTTAATTTTTCGACAAAAATCAGTGTATTTATCGTACATTTTTGATGTTGAAATACTGGTTCCATCCTGATCATCTCCAAGATCTGCGCTTGAAGATAGTTTTTCAAACCAAAATTTTTCAAACGAAGAGAAGTTTTGCATGAGCTGATCAAAAAGACCTGCTGTTTTTGGGGCTTCACGAAGGTTATGGCGTGAAATATCAACATTTAAAAGGTCGTAAAGCATAGCAGAGATGCCGCCATTTTTATACATTTGATCTGATATTGCAGCAAAATATTTATGATCCTGAATATGATTGTTTAAAACGTCTAAAACAAAAAATCTGCGTTCTTTATTGCCGACCGGGACTACCCACGAACTATTTGACGCAACAATACAATTGACATGATTTGATACCATAAACGCATCTTTACCCTTGAGCTCTATCATATGCCTGTCAGACGTTATAAGACCCTTTAAAACGCCCTCTGAAGACTTATCACCGGCAAACCATGCCTCATCAAGATAAAGTAATATGCAATCTTTAAGATGCGAATTAAACCGGCCTGTCGCTTGTTTTGAATTTGTAATTTGTAAAAAATGATGACCGAATATCTGTCCAAATATTTCAGAAAATACACCCTTACCAGTGCCTCTGGCCCCACGAAGTACAACAGCGGTACCAGGCTTTTTGCCACCCGGATGTTGAACAATTCTTGCGAGCCATGAAATCATCCATTCAAAGTTTTGAAGATTTTTCGCGCAAATATTTTCAAACAAATGCTTTTTGAATAATGACCAGTCGCCTTTAATCGGCTGATACGCAAACCCATTGAATAGATTGTAAAATTCATTATTAACCATTTGAGGCTCAAAAATTATTCCTTTGTATTCACGCCTTTTAGGGGAGCCAAGCCATGCAGTAGCAAGAGGCAAAAATTTTGGCTGACCACTATTCCCGGCCAACGGGTTTGGTACTTTACGATTTGCGTATAATAACCGGAAATCGTATTCTGACAAAAATTGAATTTCAGGTCTGTCATCAATATTTTTTGTCTCGAAAAGAATCCTGATTTTACCGCCCACCATTATAACCGCATGTATTTTATTTAATTTGTCAATAGGATCTTCACCAGCTTCAAAAACAGATGCTTTTTTGCATATATCAAGCAACTGATCTTTTGTATTTCCGGAAGTTATCCAATCAGAAATATCACCCTTTTGTTTGAGTCCGGACAGTTCTACTATTTTAACTGATTTTGCGGTATCATTAAAAGCATTGGCAAGTCGTTCCATATGTTCTTTACCTGGCTTATCGTTGTCAGGCAATAATATAATGTTTTTATTGCTAAAATATTGCAAAATTTCTGGGTACCACTTTCCAGCCCCACCATGAAAAGTAGTTGCCGGTAGCTCAAAATTGTTTATTAAATCATCAGCGCACTTTTCACCTTCAACAATATAGACAGTTTCATTATCAACTATATTTTTAATATGGTACGGTAATGGTATTATTCCGTCCATATTCCATATATAAGTTTTTGGATTCTTTGGATCAGGGCGCCGTTGCCGGAACGACTTTGGTTTTAACCTGCAAACCTGATAAATAATATCACCAGATATATTCGTATAATCATAAGTCGCAACAATCTTGCCTTTTGGCTTTTTAGACGCTTTTCTTTCGGTTTTAAGGTTAAATTCAACTCCTGCCTTATCTGCATATATTTTTAATATTTCAATAAATTCACGGCCCGAACATAACGGATTCAATTCAAGAGCTAAATCAAAAAAACCTATCGCTTGACGCGGGCCTGAGTTATTAAATATCCGTATATATCCTGCAAAAGTTGATGAGTTTTCAATACACACACCGCATGATGGTATTTTTTCAGGGCGAAAAGGTGAAAAACATTTGATCCAACCTTTCGGAGATATACCACCAACCATTTTAATACCAAATGATTCAAATTCGGATTTAAGGTTTAATTTTGAAAGAATTTCTTTTTTTATATTGTCAATAGTCATATTCTCAGCTCCAAATTAAAATCTTGCTTGAGTAGCAGTATTATATACTTTTTCAAGGCCATAATAGGTTTAATCATAATATCACCCTCCAGTTAAAACAACACAAGGGTATATAAGAAGGAGGTAGCAGCTCCACGCTATACCGGGGAGATATAGTCTTATATACCCTTGTCTGATTTTAAATTTATTATAATTGTTTTGAACTCTGCTACAGTTCATATAGATTTGTTATCCTTTCCGACTCTCACATTATTCTATTCTTTTTTACTTGTTAATCAATTTTACATGCTCATCATAATACCGTTTCAGTATTAAATAACAACACTTCTCAGCTGCTTCCCGGTTCCACATTGGCCATACATATACATTATGTTTTTGACTCCAACTAATTAAAGTTCTAAAAACTGCCTTTGGGTTCATCTTGCTACGATTCGGAGGATTTGTAAATATACCTGCAAGGCTTGATTCGATAATCAACGCAGCATAATCAAACTTACTCATTCTCACCATTTCACGCTCAAAGCGTTTCCGGCCCTTACCGACTGAGCCAAAAAGATCAGCCAAAGATTTCCGCTCGACAGTTATATTTTGCTCTAAACCCTTGATGCTGTAGTCACCAGTTTTTAAAGTTTTCCGCTCTGTTGGTGGAACATCAGGTTTTATTGATTCAAAAAAATATGGACGTTGCTCCCGACTATCAATTATTATAGTAAAATCAGACACTTATTCTTTCCAAGTTATATTATTAATAACTCTTTCAATTGTAGGTTGTGAAACATTATATCTCTCGGCAAGTTCATATTGAGAACCTTCGTGCTTTCTGCGTTTTTTGTCTAAAACATATTCTTTTCTAATTTTTCTAACAATATCCCAATTTAACTTTGTTGTTCTTTGGTTCTGACAATTTTTAGCATTTGTAACGAATCTGCAATTTTCAGGGCTATAATTATCGTTATTGTCAATTCTATCTATACACAAAAAATCTTTATATCCATTTGCTTCTGACCAGTTCTTAAATTCAATAAAACTTTTTTCCCATTGATCACAAATAGAAATACCTCTACCACCATATCTTTTATAATTTATTGCCTTTGGGTTAAGGCATCTTGTTTTCATGCTCGACCAAATTCTATAAAGTCTATTTTTCCCTCCTTTTCTTGTGCAAAATCCATGTTTTTTATTTGAGATAGCTGCAAGCTTATACCTGGCACATCCACAACTTTTTGTTTTTGTTCCAGAGGGAAGTTCAACCTCTTTTCCACAATAAGAACAAAAATATAGGTTATAGGTAACCATATATTTCCCTGATTTACTCATTCTTCGATCTGTTTTTTTTATAAATGTTAACATTATAAAATACCCCTCAAACGCAAAAATAGCCCAAGACGAAGGGTATGCAGCCCCAACCATATTGAGTATATGGCCCGTCTTGAGCTATTTTTATTTTTAAAGTTTTGATTGAGAACCCTGCATGGCTCATAAGATTTGATTACCTTTCATGCTCTTTATATTCCATCCTATCTATATTGTCAATATTAAAGGTCATTTAATACCCTATTTTCTATTTTTTCACTCAAAAAAGTTTTCCTGTGATATACCTTAACATTTCTAACAGCTTGCCGGATAGCTACACGCTGACCAACAGTAATCAATATTTTCTGTGCTCTGCTCGCTCCTGTGTATAATAACGCCCTGTTATAATTATAAGCGAATGAAGTATGTACCGGCAAAATAACGACCTTAAACTGACTGCCCTGTGATTTATGAATAGTCAGGCAATAGGCAAGCTTTAAATAATTTTTTCTTTTGCTAATCAAGATTTTCCTGACAGGATTTTCAAATTGTACAATCATGTTTTTGTTATCGTCTTGAATATCAATTATAACACCCATATCACCGTTTAAAATTAATTCCTCGTCACCTCTCCCGGAACTGTTTGCAGAAACAGCATCATAAATATTTCTTGTGTTTATTACCTTACTTCCAAGCCTGAACCCGCTTCCGTTCACACAATTTTTTTCAGGTTGTTGATTTACAATATTTTGGATTGATTCGTTAAAAGCATCGCAAGAAAGAACCGTCCGGCTATTAACAGGTGAAAGGATCTGAACATCTTTTGTCGTGTCATAACCTCTGCGGACCATATTTTCAGTTGCAAGCTTAACGATTGTATTGTGTATCACCTGTGGTGTGTTGCATTCGACATGAACATGGTTTTGGCCGGATTCAATATCAAGCTTTTTGGGAAGGCTATAAGGCTCGTCGCATCGTATAGCTGTACAAAAATCAACGATTGCACCGCTATTCCTGAATATTTCTGTGAGTTCAGTAAACGATATATACCCGGATTTAACCATGTCATGGAGCACATTGCCTGGCTGCACACTTGGAATTTGTGCTGAATCACCGACCAGTAAAACTTTTGTTTTATCCTGGTCAACCGCCTGAAGCAGACTCGACATCAGATCATTCCCAACCATAGAAACTTCATCTACTATTATAAAGGTGTATGGCAGTTGTTTTTCAAAGTTATAACCAAAATAAAATTTAGTCTTACCGTTTTCTTTGGTAACCTGCGGACTTAATAACCTATGAATTGTTGAGGCAGGATAGCCACAAGCCTCGCTGAGTACATGGGCTGCTTTGCCGGTAGGTGAGCATAGGGCAATTTTGTATTTTTGATCTTTGGCCCAATTAACAATTTCTTTTGTAATAGTTGTTTTGCCGGTTCCAGGAAAACCTATCAGAAGAGATAATTTATTTTGTTGAACCATTTGGAATGCTTTTTGTTGTTGATCGGTAAGTTTAATCATATACTATCCCTTATATTTAGATTTTGGGTCAAAACTTCCATATGCCCAATATCCAACAACCCTATTAAATCTACCACGATATTCTATTTCAGATACAAAACCACCATCCATCGCTTTTATTATTTCAGTTATTTTTCCAAACCTAATCCATCTAAATATTTTTTTAATTGTTCTCATATTATAAACCTTCCGACACAATCAGCAATTATGTCTTCATCGGCTGCAAACTTAGCAAGGGTTACATGCTTATTACACTTAACAAATATTTTATCCTTTACAAGTTTCACAAGCATACTATTAATATTGTCAGCCTTAACCCCGGCAACTAAACTAAATAAATTCTCAGTAATCACGTTTGGCTTTAACCATATATCTCCTGATTCCTGTATCATCTGTTTAACAATATATAAAAGTCCGTATTTAATTCGCTTGGCATCATCAGCCTTAACACCACAAGCTAACGCAACCTTATCGGCTAAAACAAAGCCTATGCGTGCCATATCAACCAACGCATACGGATTATTTTTAATAACCTCATAAGCTGACAAGCCATACAAGGCTATTACGTTTTGTGCAAGGTTGAGAGGCAACCCTTTAACTTTTGAAAATAAATCTTCGAGCTTGATCAATATCTCTTGTCGCTTATCATCTTCCTGAAGCTGATCACTAATCGAACAGGCCAGTTTATATGATATACCTTTATTTTCATTTGAAATGCGTTCAGGGGTCTTTTTAAGCAGCCGTATTGTATGTTTTCCGTATAAATCAACAAGCTTATCGGCTAATATTGGCCCAATTCCATTAACATACTTTTCGAGATAAACTGCAATTCCTGACACGTCATCAGGTGCTTGAACACAATAATTTTCAATTTTAAATTGACGGCCATATTTTGGTGTATCTATCCATTCACCTGACAAAGAATATGTTACACCTTCTGCCGGATGAAACAAATCACCTGTCGCTGTAAATTCCGGAAGTTGATCTGTTGGGATAAACGCAGCAATTGTGAAATCGTTATCAAGAGACCGCCATATAATTTTTTTAAGTTTTGCTACAATGTCAGACACTCAATTTCCTCCGCATAATCTTTAACCTTAACAACCTTTCCAAACATTTCTTTAATATGTATAAGTGCTTTCCTGTAACCGTTAAATTCAGAATAATAACCTTCCTCAGCTAACATTTTTTCATATAACCCAAGTTGCAACCCATATTTGACAACATCACAGTTTTTCAAATGGTCAATAGGTTCAAGCATATATCCGAACCCGCTATCTTCATCTGTAATCCGGCTGTTTGTTTTCCAATCAAGAATAATACCTTCGTTCGTTTTCTCATCGGCCATCAGCAAATCAATTTGACCGGCCAGGCCAAGTTCCGCAGAAAAAACAAGTTTTTCAGATTCAACAACTTTAAAACGATTTAAAAGTTTTGGGAAAAGCCGATCGACTTGTTTGGTCATAAGAAGAACCCTGTAATATAAAGGATTAAAGCCCCACCCTTTTGTTTTAGGCCATTCTTCAGCGTATGAATGAAGCAACGTGCCTTCGATAGAGGCCATTTCTGCTTTTTCTTCCCATTGTTTAATAATTTCTTCAACTGTCATACCGACATACTTGGCATTTTTTTTATCAACCATTCTTTGAGCCATTTTGACGGCGTTAAACTGCGGGGTATATTTTTTGATTAATGTTGTTACAGAGGTTAGCAGATCACCCGTTTCTTTGATTCGATACGAGTGATCTGCTTCCGTAAAAACACACGTTAATCCATTATGTGTTGCTGTTTTGTCTGGCATGTTTATATATTAGATTTATACTTTATGTTAAAGTTTGTTGCCGGGGACAGGATTCGAACCTGTATTTGCCGTCTGCTTTTCGGGCAATCCAATACGTCTATTGAGCGTACGCCAGTTTCACCACCCCGGCATATTATATTATCTTGATAAAATAATACCACCTGTTTTATATATCATCAATCTCAGGCGTGTTATCGGTTATATTCAGCCCATCTGCTGAATCGTATCCATCAAACGCAACCTTACGGATCTTCTTTTCAACAGTTGACCCTTTTGGCGTATAACTTTCTTCAATATGCTCGATAATTACCTTTTTACCGATTATATCTTTTTGCCACATTTTTTTGGTAATTTTGTCTGTAGAACCGCCGATCAAGCCAGTACGTTTTGCAATCAGAATCCGCCGTTTTCTCATACCATCTTTTTCAAGCGGAGAATATAAGGCAACATCATCAAAAATCGCCCGACCCTCATACGCTTCGCCTTCATCACCTTCAACAGCCTTTCCGTTTAACTCAAGAACTTTTCTTATTTCCCACCGTAACCCGGCGGCTATACAAGAATAATCTTTAAAATCTTTTTGTTTGGGTTGGCTATCAACGCATTCGCAGAGATATTTTCCGACAGCTACTTTACCCATTGCCTCGGCATCTTTAATTTCATCTTCTGTTACACCCTCGTCAATATCACCAAGATCATCGTCCCACGATAAACTGCTTACATCTGCCATAATTTTACACTCCTTTTTGTTTTAAAAAATATTTTTATTAACAACCGTTACCGTCACCGTCACCGTAACCGGAACCGTTACCGGAACCGGAACCGTTACCGAAACCGTCACCGTTACCGGAACCGGAACCGTAACCGTAACCGGAACCGGAACCGTTACCGTCACCGTAACCGGAACCGTTACCGGAACCGGAACCGTTACCGGAACCGTCACCGAAACCGTAACCGGAACCGTTACCGGAACCGAAACCGTAACCGGAACCGTTACCGGAACCGGAACCGTAACCGGAACCGAAACCGGAACCGGAATTATTTATTTTTTCCATATTGTTACTCCTTTTATACTATCTATAGCTTTTTGAGTACATGGTATTATTTCAATAGCCTCCGTTAAAATAATTTCAGGAACCTCACACGGAAATTTACAATTTTGAGGTTTATTTACTCCGTCTATTGCAAGTTGCGAAAGTGATGCAGCTCCGTCCCAATACCAAAGCCTACGAGCATTTTTTAGTTTAACATCTTTACCTGATCGTAAGACAAGTTCCCCTGCATGTACACCTGCTGAATATGTACGAACAATCACATAATCTTTTACTATTATTGGTATTTGATTAGTCACTAAATCTTTTCTAACATACTCAATATTATTAATTGTAATTGTTTCTAATCTTGTGCCCATATTTTTACACTCCTTTTTCTATTAAATATTGTTTAATTTTTTTACATTCACTATTATCAGTCGCCCACGTTCCAGGATATCCCAATATTTGTTCGCCCACGTAATCAATATTTTTCTTGCCATATAACATAATCAAATAAAATAATGATCGAGGGCTTAAATAGGGTTGTCTTGAAGCTCTTTCAAGTATTCGATAAACTTGTTACCCTGTTCTTCTGTCATACCGTTTGCCTTTTCAACACCAGGGAATTTCATACTCTTGATCAAGGCCCCCCATGCCTTTTGATCGTTAATCTGTAAAACATTTTTCTTTAAATCAAGGATGGCTATAAGCTGATCTCTGGTGATTTTGTTAGAATTTTCTACTGCGTCAGTCTGCTCAGATGACGAATCTTTTTTCTTGTCCGGCTCCTTTTCGTTTTGTTTTTTGATCTTTTCGCTTCCAGTCTTTTCATGGTTAACTTTTTTTTCTGTTTTTTTGGCATTTTTGGGTTTCTCTTTTTTTGTTTCTTGCTTTGCAGGTTTTTGTTTTTCAACCCTTTCAACCTTTGCAACTTTTTTTTCTTGTTTCGCAGAATCAATATTTTCCGGGAAAAACTCTTCGGCAAATTCTTTTTCTTCACGCTCTGTATCCACATCAGCACCGGAATAAGCAATTTTACGAGCTTCGATTTCAATATCACGCATATTTTCAATCAAACTCACTCGTTCTTTACCCATTTCTAATGCTTTCTGTTGCAGATCTTCAACACCACCTTGGAACTCAACAGTTACGACATATATTGTTGTTGGTTGTCCGGTTGATGGAATAATAGTTTTTTTAGGATTAATCACAAGCCTTAAAGGAATAAACGACAACAGCCCGCCTGTGGCCGCCTTAATAAGCATTAGCGAAGACAAAATATACCGTGCAGAATTAATCGAAGTTGTCCTGAATTTATAACAACCGCCGACATTTCCACCCTCAATGATACAAGACAATGTCCCGCTTATTTTACATTTGTCCTTGCCAGTGTATGCGCCATCAAGTCGATTACAAGGGCATGTTATCTCCCGGCCATCTCTTGTATGAGCTGTAATGCCATCACCACTGCATGATAATTTTCCATTGACATAACTGACATATTGAGTAGGAAAAACAAGATCAATTTCATTATAAAGCAACCTTATTGGGATACCTATTATATTCATGTCCTTGTTATAGGTTGTGGCAGGATTGTTTTTGAGGATTTCAATAATTTGATCGTCGAGAACATAATCATCGTTCTCATCACGTTCATTTTTAACAAGCCGGAAGTGATCAATTTTTTTTGGCAACCGAAACTTATTCCCATCTTTAGATGTTGTTTCATCGCCTTTGACACCTATTTTAATTTTCCCGACCTCCATCAAGCCGGGCATAAGACCTTTTACTGGCATATCTTACCTCCTTTGTCGTTATAAAAAATAACCTTTGATTTTTTCAAACAGTTGAAATGTCTGCTTGCAATCTTGCAAACAATATTCGCCAATTTCCTGATGCAATCCTTCGTTCCAGTAATCCTGAACCATACTTCCGTCGATTCCTTTTGACTTACCTTCCAGCCCAAACATACTAAGAAAAAAATCAAGCTTACCAGATTCAAACTGTCCCCAGTCAGTCAATACACCTCGCAAATCAATATGGTTTCCAGAGGTACTGTACTTTTTCCTATCAAATCTAAATGGGATTTCAACATCGTTAACAGCAGAGCGAAGCATAAGAATCCGACTGTCAAAAGATATGCTGTTGAACCCGACTAAAATATCATATTCGGAAAGTTTGTTAAGATATTCTTTGAGAAAACCACGTTCTGATTCAGGTTCCTCATCATAATTAAGTAAAACATATCCACAATCATCATCTGAAGCGTACCAGCCACCACAACAGGCCATCGCAGTTAACGGGTCAGCTCCAAGCTTACCTCGAAATTCAGCCTGTTTCACAGCGATCTTGGCAGGGTCTTTGAGATTTCCAGTTTTACAAAGGTTGTTAATAATTTCATCACTTAAATCAACCCTTGCGATTGTTTCTATGTCATACGCCGCAATCCTTTTTTTATCCTTCATCTTTTGTATTTACCTCCTTTTCTGTCATGTTTAAATAGTTGCACAATTCACACATTTGTTTCGCATTCGGGTCTTTTGTGCAATTTATAATCCTGCTTAAAACACCATTATCAATTCCAAGTTCGTATGCGCAACGATCTTGAGTCCTATAAACCGTTTGTATTCTATCTCTCAAAAGTTTTCTAACTTGCACCTTTGGCATTCCGTTTTCCTCCTTTTCATTAGTTTTTGATTGACCCTAAATTAAAAAAGAAAAGTTGTCAAGAACAAAAATAAAAAAAATTGTTTTTTTTGTTCTTGACAATGGGAAAAATATACTATAAAAAATATTTGAAGACTAAAAATTAAACTATTATTATTAAACAACCAGGAGGGCTAAGTTAATGAAAATAAAACAAATTATGCTAAAAAATTTTGCTACAGTAAATCATATCGAACTGAATCTTACGGATTCGGTGACATATATTATAGGTGAAAATGGTTCCGGCAAAACAACAGTTGGCCTAAACGCAATTTGGTTCATTCTCGAAGGTCTTGCGCTTAAAGGCAAGAATGTTTTGCACGGAGACCGCTTCCGATTTATAGGCAATCACGGCCCATCTGCTGTGGGCACAATTGTTCTGCATGACAATGTTGAAAAAATTGATATTACCATCAGCCGAAAATTGCTTAAAAATAAAACCGAACTGAAAATAACAGCTTCTGACAAAAGACAATTGCCGGCAGATTTTATAGACGATATTTTTAACATTTTTTCTATCAATCCAGCTGGGTTTGCAAAACTTACTCCACAGGAACAGTCGATTGCTCTCGGCGTTGATACGTCAACCTTCGATGAATCAATAAAAATTGCTTATGATGAACGTAAAGAGCTTGGCCGGGATGTTAAACGGCTGGAAGGTGCGTTGGAAGAATTTGAAACTGTTGAAGCTGTTGAACCAGTTGATATTAAAAAGCTTTTATCGGACAAAGCCTGTCTTGAAAAAGAAAACTTAAAAGCTGTTGAAAAGGCACGCTCTGAACGTGATAATGCAGTGCAAGAAGCTATCGAATACAATAACAAGCAGGACCAACATTATAACGATATAATGGTTGTTAAAAACACCATCGACCAACAAAAAAAAGAAATAAAAGAATTGCAAGAAAAAATTAAAGAGTTAAAACAATCTCTTGTTAAAAAACAAAAAAACCAAGCCATTCTACTCGAAAAGCAAGCAAAGCTTCCGACCCCTGCCGATAAAAAACAAACCAATATCCCGGTTAAAATGCCAAAGGTTAAAAGCTTGAAAAACCTAAACCAGCAGATAGAAAGTGCAGAGGCAACAAATCAAAAAGCAGCATTATATCAACAAAGAATTATCGCTGTGGAAAAACATGCTGATGCTTGCAAAAAACACATAGCCAAACAAAATGAAATGGATAAAATCAAATCGGACAGGATTGAATATATCAAATCATGCAATTTACCATTTTCCAATATTACAGTTGATGATACCGGCGGGATATTGATTAATGATAGGCCATTCAACGAAACGTATTTTTCAAAAGGTGAGATTTTACGCATAGGAGCTAAGCTTGCCGCGACAGCCAACCCAAAACTTAAATATGTTTTTATTCCTGATTCACAAAGCATTGACAAAAAAAATCGTGAAAAATTGTTCAAAGAACTTACAGAATCCGGGTTCCAGGTTGTCGCTGAATATGTTGATACCGAAAAACAAAAAGATCATGACTCAATTTTATTGAGAGAACGGAAGATTGTTGAATCGTATAATGAAGAAACTGAGCTTAACGAAATATAAAAAAATAAAAATATTTTAATATGTTTAATGGAGGTAAAACGTGAAAAAAGTAAATTATTTAGAAGCAGTAAGGGCAGTTAAAGAAGGTGAGTGTAAGCAAATAAAAAGTCTTAAGACGAAGGCTCTTTATTCTTTCAATATACACGATAATAAGATATTCTCTGTCAAAAACATGTTTTTTAGCCCTTATACGAATGAAGTCCTTGGAGAATGGGAACTTATCGGGGTTAAACCAAAAACTGAAGAACGGGAAGCAACTGTATATTTGGTCGTGCTTAATAATGGTAGTGTAGTAAGTTATACAAGAAGTGTCCCGACACCGATCAGAGTGGAAGCTCAACACGTTTTTGAGTTTAAACAGAAATACATCTATACATATCCGGAGGAGGGATAAAATGGAATCAGAAGCAAAACTATCTCTAATACTCAGCGTAGTCCTTGATATCCCAGAATATTTTATAGCTACTGCTGACTCGTTAGATATCATCAATAAAAAAATAAGTTTCAGCTTTGACAAATTTATCTTGAAAGAGATGGCCACTGCTACGCCTATCAAATGGGAGGACCCTCTCATGGACGGAGATTTTTACAGATGGATATATCGTGGCTGGGAAATTGTTATGGATAAGGAGGAGAAATGAACAAAGAAGAAGCAGAAAAAAGTTAGCAGAACATATAGATAAACCATTAGGATTTTGTCCGCTAATAAAAGATATGTGTAGAGCAGATTGTGTTAGTTATAATAAAGCATATATTTGTAAAGGTGTTAGAGATTATTGGTTTGTTGAAGAGTCTTGTACTAATCCTTTAGTAACAGGCTAAATATATATTAAGGAGGAACAATGAACTCAGAAGCAAAGCTATTTAAAATACTAAGTACAATTCTCGAATTGCCGGAGGATTTTATACTTGAGGCTGACTCGGTGGACATAGTAAACAAGAAGATTAACTTTAGCTATGACAATTATTTATTGAACGAACTTGCAACGGCTACTCCTATGACCTGGGAAGACCCCCTGATGGATAACGATTTTTACAGGTGGAAATATAGAGGGTGGGAAGTTATTATGGATAAGGAGGGGAAATGAGAGCTTTTGTCGCAAGTATGATTTTCTTAATATTTCTATTTGTAGTTATTTCTTCTGTTTACGGCACATTCCAATTCTTTACAAATCCCTCCAAACAGGAAGTGATTGAAATTCAGCGGGCGGAGATACTCGACTTGAAAGAACAAAACCGGAGGCTCAGGAAAATTAATAAATTCGTACCAATTCTTGAGCAAATGTTCTCTGGCAAGGTTCAGGAATTAGAAATGGACGCATTATTGGAACAGTCAAAGAGAGTGAGAGAAATGTTGGATAGCAGAAAGAAGGGAGGAAAATAACATGCCAAGATGTCTTGAAATAAATGCTTGTAAAGATTGCCTGTATAAATTCGGCAATTATTGCTACCATGACGATATTAAAAAACCTTTACGGATAGAAAGCGATTGCATTATCCAATCTTGGTGTCCTTTGCCTGTCTCTCCTCCTGTTATGAGATGTATGTGGTGTGGAACCCCTACCCAACGTGGGGAAAAAGGTCAAGAATGCCCTAAATGCGGAGGTCGTCCGGCCTAATCAAAAAACAAAGAAGAGCAAAAATGAAAATTCATAAAGAAAAAGATTTAGTCAAATGCCCTAATTGCGGGTCTAAGCATCCTGAGTCAAAATTTAAGCCATCATTTCGATATGAAACATTAATTGAATGTCCTGACTGTATAAAAAAAGTTAGGCCAAATAACCGTGCTGTTATTGATATGAGAGGGAAATAAAGATGCAACTACACAGAAGCATACCGGATAGAGATATCCCTGACGTATTGAAAAAACGCCTTTCTTTCGGAGACACAGAACAAATAAGCGCTTTAAATTCTCTTGAGGCAGACATAGAACGAATCGAGGAAGAAAAAGCAAGGATAGAGGCCGGGGACCTAATATATTACGATGTGTGTATAGAATATACAGGAGAGGAAAACGTCAGGGTCTTAGCATGTTCGAAAGAAGAGGCAAGAGAAAAAGCGGAAGCGGAAGCTGATATCCACACCGTAACAGATCTTGAAATAGATCACATCTTCGTAACAGAGGCGAAATCATGCAGAAGCGAAATAAGGCAAAACTAAAACGAACAGTAACTGCAGAAACAATCGAGACCCTGAAAGAGCTGGAGTGCATCTATTACGATAAAGCACCATGCAAATATTACTTTGCGCTCGGCAGGGCTATACGCATGATTGAAGCTGAAAAAGGATTGGATAAAAAAGATGGCATACAAGAGGCTTAAGGACGAGTCAAAAACGGTCGGCAAGTGGAAATTAAAGGCGGGGAAGAAACATTATTTCCATGTTTTTCTGTGGGAAGACCCGGAAAGTTTCGCTCAGAACACAACCGATACCGACAAAAAAACTGGTGGTTGCGTGAATCTCGTTCCGTCCATTATAGAGATTGAGGGTGACAGCAAAAAGGAAATAGTGAGACCAAAACTTGGTGAGGTTCATTTTATAAAAGACAGATGGGACATGGAAATAGTTGCCCACGAGTTGTGTCATGCGCTTATACATAGAATAAGAATGATAAGACCTGATGCCACGCAAGTTGTAGAACAAGAAGGCGATAGTGAGGAAACAATCTGCTATGAGTTCGGGAAATGGGTAGACCAAATATATCGGGTACTATGGGAAGTAACCCAAACAGGAAGTGGCAGAAAAAGCCAACTAAGCAATAGCACAGGGGTAATAATGGAAGAAATTGAAATAGTTCGTCAGCACATGAAAACGTATTATCGAGTCAATCTTGATGACTTGGAAATCTCCGATGTGCCGGGTTATTGGCGGGATAGAACCCCCAAAATGCACAAAGGACATCCGCTTCACAATTGTCTTGGTTGTTCCGGCCCATTTAGGGCTACTTATACATACTTTGACAATATTAGGGATTACATTACAGGAAGGTTCGTGAGCCCTTATAGAACATGGCGAAAAATCTATAATCAATCTGGGGTAAAAAATGATTGACTGGGACAGATGCAGAGAAGCATACAACAGAGACCACAAAACCAATTTTAAGACACGAAAAGAGTTACTGAGCTATCTATATCCGCTGTTAGGTTCATACGCTCGTGTTGGAAGAGAGATATACGTTTCAACATATTCGATAAAAAACGCTATGGTGAAAGATGAATTGCCGCATTTACCAAAAGGGCATCGGTTTCCAGCCAAGAAAACAGCGTTAATTATGCTCCAAGCATCACCAGATAAAACGGCAGAGGAAATTGCAAGAGAAGTAGGCTGTTCGGCAAACCATGTCAGGCGAGTTGCGAGTAAACTTAAACTAAAATACAAAAGCATGGGATGGAACAAATTATGAAAACGTATAATAATTGTTCCCTGACTTCGCAAGAGGCTTTAGATGATGCTCTTATTGAAAGACAAAAGA